CGAACCCGACGATGGACTATTTCTGGGGACGGAGCGGGATTGCCAACCTGACCCAGCTCCAGGACGTCGCGGACGACCACCTGTCTGACATCCGGGACATGATGTCCAAGCAGCTCGACCCTCCGGCGCTGATTTCCGGATGGAACAGTAACGCCAGTGGTCTCGAGGCCCTGAGCAAGCGTGGCGGCCGGGCGTCGTCAGCGATCCCCGGGGCCAAACTCCAACCGCTGGTGCCTCAGATGCCCCCGCAGGCGTTCGATCTGCTCACGACGTTCGGGCAGATGTTCGATGAGGAAGGTGGAATCCCTGAAGACCTCGGGACGAGCCAGGAAGACATCCGGGTTCAGGGTCAGATCGTCGGGACTTCCCGCAAAATGGGCCGGATCCGGAAGAAAGCCCTGATCGTGGAGGACTCGCTGGAGGTTCTAGCGACCCGGATGCTCCACGTCATGATGCGGAACGACCCGACCGAGTACCAGACCGACGACGGGGACACGTTTATCCTCAGCAACCTCCCGTCGAGCGTCGTGGTCAAGGTCTCTGCTCACTCAGCCAGCCCCGTGTACATGGAGCAGACGATGGAGAAGGCCGTGATCGCACTCAAGGCCGGTGCGATTGACGCCGTGGACTTCGTCGAGCTCCTGGACCTGCCGATGGCCGAGAGACTGAAGGAAAAGGCGAAGGATTTGATGGCTGGTCAGGCTCAGGCAGCCAAGGAAAAGATGCGGATTGAGGAACTAAAAGCCACACGCGCTGCACGGCGCTAAATTAGACGCCTGCCGGTCGTGGCTACGCCCTCAGGGCAACCTGGGGGCGTTTCTTGTTCTTTTGCGCGTTACCGGATCCACGTTGATAGACCCGATCTCGTTACCATCTGCATCTAAAATCCGACACGTCGCTGCCGGCTTAGAATTAAGTTGCCGACGTAGCCAATAGGCGTAATTAGTACCTGGATTCCCTGCTGCCCCCCCGCCGGGTCCCGTCACGCCGATTACCACGCCCGCCGAGGTTCCTGTTCTGGTCCTGTCTTTCATGCGTATATCGCCAGAAAAGGACGAGTTTTCCTGCATTCTCTGGACAAACAGAGACTTTTTCTGTCTAGCCTTTCGTGCGAAGCGACCACCGGCCATAAAACCGGCAGGTCTTGGCTTGGCATCCTTCCCGTAGGGTTTCATAGCACGTGCTATGACGCAGTGGTGTAGGTGGGTATTCAAATTTGAAGTTAGAACGCTTCAAAATGAAGTAGTTGACACTGTGTGACACAGATGGTATAGAAATTGCAATGTCACCAATGCCCGGCCCCCAGATGGCCCCTCCCATGGACCCGGGTGCCGCTTCACCCGGCGCTCCGGTTGCTGCTCCCTCCCCGATGGGCATGCGGGCCACGGCCGCGCAGAAGGTAGTCGAAGCCCGCAAGACCCTCGAGGGCGCGTTGGTCATTTTCGGCAGTGAGTCCGAAGAGGGTAAGGCACTCGTGACCGCGATTAAGGCTCTCGGGTCGATTTTCCACGGCGAGGCTGGTTCTGTACCGAGTGACAACGCACCCCCCGCACCAGCGGGCGTCCAGCCGGGCGGTCCACGCCCGGGCGCCCAGATGGGCATCTAGGAGACCTACCGAATGGCAATGCGGAAGAACTTTGCGCCCGCGTCGTACCCGATCCGGGACCCCAAGAACCTCAAGAAGGACGTCGGCCGTTGCGCCAACCCCCCGGGCAACCTCGAGCTCGGCGGCAAGGGCGAGAACACCAAGCTCCCGGTCAAGGGCAGCAAGTTCCGGGTCACTGACCGGTAATTCAGCAGGACAGGGAGAGACACGGAATGGCTGAACAAGTCACGCATAACGCCGCTGACCCAGAGGCGCTGGGCAAGGCCATGCTCATGGACCGGATGTATGACAACCCGGCGATCCGGGACCGGTTCCTTGAGCTGATCGCTGAGCAGGAGCCGAACGCCAGGATCCCCGAGATTTCCACGACCAAGAAAGTCCTGGAAGCCCTCAAGCCGCACCTCGAGGAAATCGGCAAAACCAAGCAGGACCTGATGCAGGAGCGCGCCAACCTCGCGGCCGAGCGGATGGCCGAGAAGGCGAAGAAAGACCTCGGGCTCAACGACGAGGAGTTCGAGCAGGTCAAGACCCACGCCAAGGAAAAGCAGATCGGGGACCTCGTAGCGGCTGCTGAGCACTGGCACATGACCCGTGAAGTCGCTGAGCCCCGGTCGATGCCCGACACCACGATCCAACTGCCGAACACCAAGGAACTCTGGGACAACCCGATCCAGTTCGCTCGGAACGAGGCTCGGAAAACCCTCCACGAGTTCGAGATCGCTAGCAAGCGGAGACGGTAATCCATGGAAGCCATCACACTTCAGCAGCAGTTGAACTTTGGAGTCGCGGCTGCACCGTTTGGCTCCGAGACTGCTGTGGCCCTGACTACGACTCAGACGGTCACCCTGTCGCAGGGCGCGTGGATGGTCAGCCTCGGCTGGGGCGGCGGACCGACTCTCGCTGCCGCGGTTCAGTACAGCCCGGACAGCGGTACGACCTGGCGGAACATCGCCTGCGCCGGTGAAGGCATTCTCACGACCGGGTGCGTCGTCTGGTCGGACGGCTTCAACGTCCGGATCCACGCCTCGGCTGGCACCGTTGCCGCAACCCCTGCCCTGACGACCACGTACTACTCGCAGGTCAAAGCCCTCTTCTAGGAGACCCGATGGAGCAGATCACTCTCGCACAACAGCTGAACTTCGGAGCGGTCGCGTCTCCGTTCGGTTCTGAGACCGCCGTACTCCTCACCACGACCCAGACCGTGACCCTCAGTCAGGGTGTGTGGATGGTCAACGTCGGTGGCGTCGCCAACGCCCCGGCGACCGTGGATTACTCCCCGGACAGCGGTACGACCTGGCGGACCCTGGCCCGTGGTCAGGCGGACGCGTCCCGCAGCAACGGAATTCTCGTGTACTCGGACGGCTACAACGTCCGCATCAACCAGGCCAGCACGGCTTCTACCACCACGACCTACTACACCCAGGTCAAGGCACTGTTCTAAAGGAGACTGACGCACCATGCCCATCCTCGGAACCGGAATCCTCCCCAGCGGCGCGACGGGGAACGAACTCATCGCCGTAACCCGGCGGGCGTTCATCCCCAAGCTCGTCGTGCAGTTGTACAAGGCCACGCCGACCCTCTCGGCGCTCCTGGCTGCTGCTGATCCGATCTCCGGGGGTGTGTCTCCGATCACCCAGCCGGTGCAGGGTGCGGCCATGGTGACGACTCAGAAGACCGACTACTCTGGGTCGTTCAACGCTCCGCAGATTCAGAACGGGATCCAGAACGCCGAATTCAACCTCAAGGCGTATGTGACCCCGATTCCGTTCTACGCGATGGAAGGCCTCGCGCAGGACGGTGCGGCGATCATCCCGTTGGTTGAGGCTCGGATGAACGATGCCGGCAACAGCATCACCGAGGCGCTGAGCGGCGACCTCTGGACGGCCAGCACGTCGGACCTCGCGCTGTGGTCCATCGTGGACGTCATCAACAGCACCAACCCGGCCCGCGGTAACTACGGCGGCATTAACCGGGTGACCTACTCGTTCTGGCAGGGCAAGCAGGTCGTGGAGTCCTCGGTGACCCCGACCCGTGCCAACGTGCTCAAGTACATCGCTGCCGCGACCTACAACAGCGGTGGTGAGATGCCCAAGCTCGGTATCACCAGCCTGGCGACCTGGGCGCTGCTGGCTCAGGACTATGTCGGCTCCGAGCGGTATGTCGTGGATTCGTCGGGTGCTTACGGCGACGTCAAGAACGGCCCCAACGCCGCGTTCACTGCGCTGAACGTGTCCGGTGTGCCGATCTACGCGGACCCGTACTGCCCGGACGGGACCATGATTCTCCTGAACACGGATTACTTCGGTCTCAAGATCCACCAGGACGCCGCGTTCGCGGTGGCCGGCCCAGAGTCGATGCTGCCGAACATGCAGCTTGCGTCGATCATGGTCCTGGTCGTCCTCCTGGAGCTGGTGTCCAGCAAGCCCAAGGCCCAGACCCGGGTGACCGGTCTGACGTACCTGACGCTGTAATAGGGATCACAACCCGCACAGGGGCCGGGATGCCGCAAGGCTCCCGGCCTTTTGTTTTGGAGCGTAACGAGACTCGATGGCGACTCTGTCTGAGTACCTGCTGAACACGAGGCGACTGGTCCGTGACGCCAACGCCCAGTACTGGTCTGACGCAGAGCTGACGACGTACATCAACTGGGCGATGAAGCAGCGTGACCGGGACTCGCTGATGAACAGGTCTATCCAGACGACGGATCTGACCATCGACCAGAACCTGTATCAGTTCAACGCGTCTCCGTTCAACGTCTCGACCATCGACGTCCTGTCGATCATTGTCCTATACGGGAACATGCGGGTCCGGCTCGAGGAGCGGGTCTACGAGGAAGCCGCGTCCCTGTACCAGCCGACGTCGTCGTACTCTGGGCTCCCGACCGTGTTTGCGAAGTTCGGAGCCAACCAGGTCTACATCGCCCCGATGCCGAACCAGGCATATGAGGCAGAGTTTGACACGGCGGTCGTGGCAACGGACCTGACCGTGGCAGCGGACGCTGACCCGTTGCCGTACCCGTGGACGGACCCGGTCCCGTTCCTGGCCGCGCACTTCGCCCGGTACTCGCTCCAGCAGTATGACGAGGCCGAGGCCATGATGAAGGCCTACAACGACCGGATGACCGGGATCTTTGCCGGTGCCCGGTCACAGATGGTGCCGTACCCGTATAGCGGTTCGAGGTCCAGTATCTAATGCCGCTGAACCAAGACGAACTCCAGCAGAACGTCAACAAGACGGTCGGCTGGCGCGAGTGGGAAGGCGTGAACCTGACCGCCGTCCGGACGGCTATCTCTGACAAAGAGTGGGCCTGGATGGAGAACGCTATCCCAATCGGCGGCGGCAACATCAAGCTCGTTCCTGGGGCCACGAACCTGACGACGTCTGGCGCGACCTTGACGTCGGACATCGTCCGCCAGTACGGGTTTGTCCTCGACGGGGACCCGATCTTGATGACCGTCTGCGAGGACGGCAGTCTCTGGGAAGTCAACGTCTCCACCGGGGCGATTACGACGGTCTCAGCGACCACCGGGACGGTCACTGACAACGTCCGAATGACGATCTGGCAGGACACTCAGGTCCTGATTATCGACTCCACCGGGTATTTCTCGTGGGACGGGGCGAATTTCCTCGATTACCCGGTGACCACGACCGGCGACACGCATACCACCACGACCGTAGACGACATCGCCAGCACCGCCGGCTGGACCGAGGGGCTCCCGGTGTCCGGAACCAACATCCCGGCCAACACGGTGATCTCAACGGTCATTGATGCCCACAGCATCACGATTTCTAACGCCGCGACCGGGTCTACGAACGATGGATCACTCGTTGTCGGCCCTAGTGGCATAACCGGGTCCGCTATTGCGGTATTCGAGGGCCGGGCATGGATCAAGACCGCCCGACGGACCGTGCTGTTCTCCGCGCCGCTGACATTTGCGGACTTTTCAGTGTCCCACGGGTCCGACAGCTTCGTGATCACCGATCCGGTGTTCGTCGGCGAGATCACGAACTTCATCGCAGCGCTCCAGCAGCTCTGGATCGTCGGTGAAGGCGCTGTGAACGCGATTTCC